GTCGCCAGACGGTCGCGTTCTGCCCCTCGATCAAAATGTCAAAATACCTGTGCGAAATGTTCCGAGATGCGGGAGTCAGTGCGGAGCACCTAGACGGCTATATGGACGTGGAAGAACGAGCTATTTTGATGACGGGACACGACCATGGTGAGATCACTATCCTGTCGTGCTCTCAGCTTTTGAACACCGGGTGGGACTCGCCAAAAACAAGCGTATTGATCGACGCATACCCAACTCGGTCGCCTACGGTCTACCAGCAACGCATCGGCAGGATCATGCGGACGGCACAGGATAAAGACTTCGCGGTCGTGCTAGACCATGCCGGTAATTTCAAGCGGTTCGGGCCTGCCGAGGATATGGTTCCTGAGTCACTGGATGACGGCGAAAAGAAATACAACGAGCGTGACCAGCTAACGGAAAAGAAGGAGCCGAAGGTTCGGAACTGTCCGTCGTGTGGTCAGCAGATGGCCGGCCTGCGATGCGGATGCGGGTATGAGGTGCCGATGTCCGAAAGGCTGGAGTCCGACGACACGATGCTGGAGGAGCTGACGGCGGCAAAGAAGAAGAACCGAGAGTGGACGGGCGAGCAAAAGTCGGCATTCCTTGGCGAGCTTCACTTGTACGCTCAGACCCGCGGGTTCAAGCCGGGGTGGGCATCGAACAAGTACCGTGACCGATTCGGTGTGTGGCCGAACAAAATCCAACCAGCACGAGCACAGGCGCTCTCAGACGATACGAGCGGCTGGATCAAGCATAGCAACATCAAGTGGGCACGAAGGAGAACGGCATGAAGTGGATTGTTGATATAGCGCAGGCGGGCAGTTCGCTTGGCCTAAAGAAGTCGGGCGGTGAGTGGAAAGGCCCGTGTCCTAACTGCGGCGGAAACGATCGCTTTTGGTTGGCTAAGGGTCGAGTGCATCCCATCTTGGCATCATGCCGCGGGTGCGATGACTTCGCGGGTATAGCCAAGGCAATCAAGGCGGCCGGTCTGGCGGTGGACGATGATGAGTTTGATCCCAGCTTTCAGCTACAAAAGAAGCGAGAGGAGCAGGCCCAGAATGATGCCATCTTCATCCACATATATGAGCGGGCAAAGAAGTCAGGCGAGCACATTCACTACGCCGACCACAAAGAATACAAGAACGCCAAATTCCGCATGCAAAATATGTGAAAAATAATAATAGGAAGTGTTGCACTTGTTGCATTTATGTTGTTAGAATTGCCGAAAGACAAGGGGAAGGTTATGAAAGAAGCAATCGCAACAGTCGCATTCTGCATTTTGGCCGCGGGCCTGATGTTCAGCGCAGGTAGTGACTACCAAGTAGAAGTGCAAGAGCAGGACACATACTGCGAGATGGTCGCATTGTGGAAATCTGAGAGCCACTTGCCGGCAGATCAGCGCACTGGATGGCCCGATTACAAGAATAACTACGCGGAGGTTTGCAAATGATTCGCAACTACGATATCGAATTTACCTACTTTGACGAAAAGACCGGCATAGATGCAGAGATATACGCGACATTTGTTCACATGCCAGACACGCATGACGAGCCGGGGGAGTGGACGATGGATGACTACTTTGCTTCTTTTAGCGGTGGCGATGCTTTTTCGGATGATGAAATAGATCAAGTCATGGATCGAGCACATTCATACACCAATGAAAACATGCACAAGCTGATCCGTGAGTCGCTAGTGGATCAATACTGATGACTTGCGCCAAAGCATTCGTATCGGCTGAGCTAACTGCGGTCACCGGCGAGGTGTTCTCGGGCACCAACTTTTGCCATAGGCCGCAGAAGCAATGCCCACGCGAAGCTGGTGATGGTTACGACAAATGCTTGTCGATATGTATGCAAGACGGACACGCCGAGCAGATGGCGGTGAAGTATTGCATCCGGGCAGGCGTCGATCCGACTGGCGGGCAAATGAAGGTCAAACACAAGAGAGTCTGCGATGGCTGTCAAAAACTGATGAAGGCGTATGGGATCACATGGAAAATTATCTGACTGTTGAATACATCGAGGACATTGCCAGCGACATGGGCGTCAAAGTGAACAAGGTACTAGCGGAGTGCAAGGTAAGCCGCTCGACCTATTGGCGGTGGAAGCAAGGCAAGACCGAGCCATTCCAGTCCACGCTTCGACTGATCCACGATACTTTGCAGGGCATGAAGTGACGCGCTTCAATGACATCGAGTCGGCGCTGGATGAGATCGCATTCTTGGTGGCAGACACCGGCGAGACTCATTGCATCGTCAGGTCGCATGGCTACACGATGACGGTCCAGCCGTATAACAAAGTAAAGCGGTTTCCAAACCGCATCATGGCAACAATGGGGAGTAACAATGCCAGCAGGCAAGCGTAAAGCAAGACTGTCGTCTATCAGCGACGAGACCGTCCAGCAGATCATCGAGATGCGTGACTCTGGACTATCGTGGGGAGCCATAGGCAATCGACTCGGTCTATCGGACATGGGGTGCAAGACCGCCCACATGAGAGTGACTGACCCGGAGGCGTATGAGGAGCTAAAGATCAAGCGGAACGAGCAGTACGGTCGCCGCGTGTCATCACGCAGGCCCGACCCGGAGGCCGTTGATTTTGACCTGTGGATAAGTGCGTACCGTTCGGTAACAGCCGCAAGTAAACTATCCGCGGCATAAGTGGTATAGTCATACGGCAATGGGGAAAGCCAGTCGCAGTTTTTATTAACTCTGTCTTTTGGTGAGGCGCGACAGCCGGTAAGGCAAGACCCCGAACACAACTACTTTGGACGTCATATGACACAGAGCGAAAATACCCTCTCCAGTACGGTCAAGATGACCGACACGGAAAAGCAGATGATCGGTCGATCCTGCATGAGTTGTCACCACACCGGCATTCGCATGGTCATCACTGCCGATGATCTCTTTGCCATCCACTGCCCATCATGCGAACGGACCACAAAGGCCCAAATGAACCGCATGTCTGTTGCATACGCCTATAGGTCACACGATGTCTGACAAGCGCCCAGTAGGACGTCCCAAGAGGGGACTCGATTCGCTCCCGGATGGCTGGTCAAAGAAGATGATTAGCATGGCGGAAGATGGCGCCAGCGACGTCGAGATGATTGCCTATTTGGATATAAGCAAGGACCTTTGGTACCGATGGATTGAGGAAGAGGAAGAATTTTCCAACACCATAAAAAGGTGTCATGCCTTGTGTGAGGCATGGTGGACCCGTCACGGTCGTCAAATGGCCACGGGAATTGCTGATGGCAACGCGACGGTTTGGATCTTCAACATGAAGAACCGGTTCAAGTGGCGCGACAAGATCGAGCAAGACATCACATCAAGCGATGGGTCCATGAGTCCAACCACGATTGAACTGGTAGGCGTGAAGGCCAAGTGAAGGCCGAGCTAACGATCCCTGACAAGCTGGTCCCCATCTTCGAGGGTGAGGCTCGTTACCGCGGGGCGTATGGCGGACGTGGTTCGGGCAAGACCCGGACCTTCGCCTTGATGACTGCGGTGCGTGGATACCAGCTTGGCAAGGCTGGCATCGGTGGGCAGATCCTGTGTGGACGTGAGCACCTTAACTCGTTGGACGAGTCGTCCATGGAGGAGATCAAGGTAGCGATCCGCTCGGTGCCGTGGTTGCTCGACTACTATGAGCTGGGCGAGAAGTACATCCGCTCGAAGGATGGCCGGATCAACTACGTTTTTGCCGGCCTGCGTCGTAACGTGGATTCTCTCAAGTCGAAGGCCCGCATCCTACTCGCATGGGTAGACGAGGCTGAGACCGTCAGTGAGACCGCATGGTCCAAGCTACTGCCGACGATCCGTGAGGAAAACTCGGAATGTTGGGTCACGTGGAACCCCGAGTCTAAGCACAGCGCAACGCATCACCGCTTCCGAGTGAACACCCCGGACAACTCGAAGATCGTCGAGTGTAACTGGTCGGATAACCCTTGGTTCCCCAACGTGCTGGATGCCCAGCGGCGTGAGGATCTGGAAAAGCGGCCGGACAACTACGAGCATATCTGGGAAGGGCAATTCCTTACCTTTACCGAGGGTGCGTACTACGCTGTCGAGATGCGGGAGATGCGTGCCAAGGGTCGAATCACGACCGTGGACTATGAGCGCATCCTGCCAGTGGTAACGGCATGGGACTTGGGCATGGGTGACTCGACGGCGATCTGGTTCGCTCAGTATCACGGCACCGAGTGTCGCCTGATCGACTACTACGAGATGACCGGCGTGGGACTCGACCACTACGCGCGTGTGCTACAGGAAAAGGGTTACGTGTATGGCGAGCATATCTTGCCGCACGACGTCCGTGTGCGTGAGCTAGGCACGGGCAAGAGCCGCTTCGAGGTACTTCAATCGCTTGGCTTGAATAACATCAGCATTGCTCCGCAGTTGACGGTGGATGACGGCATTCAGGCGACCCGCTCGCTACTGTCCCGGGCATGGATTGATGAGCAACGGTGCGAACCCGGCATCGAGGCATTACAGCAATATCACCGTGAGTTCGACGAGAACAACAAGACATGGAAGTCACGCCCAGCGCACGACTGGTCATCGCACTGCGCCGATGCACTGCGCTACATGGCGGTGGGATACCGTGACCTGACGTCGTGGGGATCGGGACCAATTCGCCGGGGATTACGCGGCATCGCCTGATCGGCTATAATGGGCGATCTGTTGTGGAGTTTTGACCATGCCCAAAATGTACTCGCCCAAGAAATCATCCAAGAAAGTCGCCAAGAAGAAGTTCGAGACTTGCTCGCGTTGCCCTACTCCACGCGCATGTGATGCCGCGGGTAAGTGCATGGCTGAGGCGTTCGGCTGACATGAGTAACTTCATGTTTGACGAGTCGGCAGAGTATGCGTCAAAGGCTCTTAAAGAATTGCTTGATAATCAGGGCGACCTTGATGGACTAAGCCGACCAACCCTCACCTTGCTCGATGCGATTGGGCGAAGCGACAACTTGGGATTCGAGACTCCCTCGCAGGCGCTCTCCCAAATCTCTCGGTTTCCCGAGGAAACGCTAACTAACTTCGATATAGACCCGGCCCTCAAGGGCGCGCTTACGCGCCACATGAATGAGTTAGATAAACCAAAGCCGATGAAGTCTTTTGGCCGGCTAGGTCAGTTTGCCGGAATACTTGGCGCTCTAGGTTTGGCTGGCGCCCCTCGCGAAGCTCAAGCTCAGGGCATTTTGGAGATGCTGGCGCCGCCGATGACAGAGGCGTTTAGGGCGAACCCTGTTGGCGACGGAACACTGACCGAAGAACAGCGCAACCGTCCATACTTCCAGCAAGGTAAGTGACATGCCGGTAAAGAAGAAAAGCGCCGACAAGAAGTACGCCAACGGCACGACCTACAAGGACAGCTCGGGCAAGACGCACAAGCGCACGTCTGCCAAGGGCACCAAGCGTGGTGACTCGTACTGCGCCCGGTCCAGCGGCCAGAAATCCAAAGACGGCACCATGTCACCCAAGCTCAAGGCCCGGCGCAAGGCGTGGGGCTGTCAGGGCAAGAAGTCAGTGAGAAGCAAATGAGCGTTCTGCAAACAATTATTGATATAGCTCGGCGCATTGATGAGAACCCAGAGGTCAACGTAAACATGCCTGCGGCCACAGAGGGTGAGTTGCGTATAGCGCAAGCGAATGCCGCTAAGTCGATTGACGAGGGCGGCCTTGACCTTCGCCCAGACAATACGCGAGAAGAGCGCGCAGTGGCTATGGATATGGTTACGCCCGCATTTCATGGTGGGCACCGAGATATTCTCAAGTTTCTCGATTCATTGACTGGCAATTTCTTTGCAAAAGATCCGAGGGTTGCTGGAACTTATGTTTGGCCTGACAGCGACCCGACTGATTTTGCGCCTCAGCAGTATGGTTTGACTCCAGTGATGCTTAACACCAAGGGTGGCGCATCAGTAGATGTAGATGGATCCTACTTCGGTGACATCCCACTAGATGAGTTCGACGTGGATGTGGGCGGGGCAACGCTACCTTTGCGTGAATTTGCTAAGAAAGGGGGTTCAAACGACGAAGGGATAATGACGGACGATATTGTTCGTGCGGCTAGGGGCGCCCCATCCGTAGAGTTCAAGAACATCGTTGACCTAGGGCCGGCCTACTCGCAGGCAGGCGAGATCAATCGCATGATCCCCGATAATCTTGATGACCAAGACTTTTTTGATATGGTCGAGAGTGCGGGAAGTGACGTATACGCAATGAAGGATACTAGCCGAATACGCTCGCCTCTTGCGGCCTTTGACCCCATGCGGCGCAATAGCTCAAGCCTGACTGCCGGCGTTGCTGGCGCAGGCATACTTGGTGCACTTACTCCCGAAGATGCAATGGCAATGGAGTCGTTCGCCGAGCCGGTGAATGGCACAAGCGCAGGCGAGTACGCCGGCGGCGTAATGAATGCTCTGATGCAGATATTTGGCCCTGACATTCAAGGCAACCTTGGTGATGGTACTCTGACCGAGGCCCAGCGCAATCGTCCGTACTTCAAGCAGTGAGAATCAAATAATGCCGCAACCAAATGAACAAAACCCGTTCGAGGGTTACAACATTCTTGACCGTATTGCCGGGATACCATTGGGGACAGCCATTTCTAGTCCGCTAGATTCTCTCATGCACCTGTCCTATACAGACACCATCCCCCAGCGGATAACCCGTGAGCGTCCGCGCTTGTATGACGAACTTGGTGGTCGCGTTGATCGCAATCAGATCGACATGATGACCAACTTCATGGGCGCATACGACTGGATGGCTCGCATGGGCGATGACCCTCAGAATGCCATTGAGGCGGCCAAGTCGTATCAATACAAGAGTTACGCCGACCGCCCCCAAGATAGCATCATGGACTTCTACGAGAACAAGGCCGGCATAAACGCATTCGATCCCTCTGTTGGCCGGGTTGATGACGCCACTTTGATCGACATGGCTGAGCGATATGCGCTTGACCGAATCAAAGCATCAAACAGTCAGGAGAAATAACCATGCCAGCAAAGAAAGGCTTATACGCCAACATTGCCGCCAAGCGTAAGCGGATCAAGGAAGGCTCAGGCGAGAAGATGCGGAAGGCCGGCGAGAAAGGTGCGCCCACCGCCAAACAGTTCAAGCAAGCGGCCAAGACGGCGAAGAAGCCAACTAAGCGCAAATCAAAGAAATAGGGTAGAATGACGCATGGCTATATCAACGTACTCAGAGTTAAAGACCAGCGTCGCGGACTTCTTGAACCGCGATGACTTGGCGAGCGTCATCCCCACGTTCATCTCTCTGGCGGAGGCTCAGATCAACCGTGACATCCGCACGATGGACATGGAAGGCCGAGCATCGGGTCAGATCAGCGGTGGCGACCAGTACATGCAGGTGCCGGCTGATTGGGTAGAGACCATTCGCTTCCACGTCACATCGGCTGGAACGTCTCGCGTCAACCTGATGAGCCGTGACGCAATTGCGGCCCTGCGCCAAAAGAATGACAACACCTCGACCGACGTCACATATGCGTACACGCACGCGGCTGGTCAGTTCGAGTTGTACCCGACGCCTAGCGAAGATACCGACTTCGAGCTTTTGTACTACAAGAAGGTTGAGGCGCTGGGTGACAGCAATGCGAGCAATTGGTTGCTGTCGAGTGCCCCGGATGTATATCTGTATGGCGCTTTGTTGCACTCAGCACCGTATCTCGCCGAAGATGCACGCGTTCAAGTATGGGCGCAGTTGTATTCGTCAGCGGTTCAAAACGTAAACACTGCGTCCGACAAGGCGCGTTACTCAGGCTCCGGTCTGAAAATGAAAGTTAGAGGATTGGGCTAATGTCTTTTTCAAACTATTTAGAAACAGAGTTGTTGGATCATGTATTCGCCGGCAATGCTTACACTTCACCCTCTGCCGTGTACGTATCACTGCACACTGCTAACCCCGACGAAGATGCGTCTGGTGCAGAGGTGTCTGGTGGCGGTTACGCGCGTCAGTCTGGCTCGTTCAGCGTCACTGGCAACACTGCCACGACTACTGCGGCCATCGAGTACGCCACGGCTACCGCCGACTACGGCACAGTGACCCATGTTGGCATTTGGGATGCGTCAACCAGCGGCAACATGCTGGCATATGCGGCATTGACTGCCAGCAAGGCGATTCAGACGGGCGACGTATTCCGCATCCCGACTGGCGACCTAGATATCACGCTAGACTGATATGGCCTACCGGACTGGTTTTGGCACCGGCAACTTTGGCGTTCGAGTCTTTGGCTTGGACGGCGAGGTTACTAATGGAGTCTCGTCTGTAACAACATCATCTAGTGCTGTTTCAGGCGCTGTTATAGTCAAGGCTTCACCTGCCGTAACGGCCGGGTCGTCCGGTGTTGTCGGCTCGTCCGAGAAGATATTGCAATCTGGCGGGTCTACTGCCGCATCCGCATCGGCTGGATCAAGTGCTGAGAAGATATTTGTCGGTAGTGCCGTTGCATCTGCATCAGTTACTCAAGCTAGTGCGACGATTCAGTTCGTTACGAACGCATCTGGCTCTATTGCGGCAAGCGCAGTCCAGTCTGCCGATTGTGTTCGCGTTCGCTTTATTGGCTTTACCGCCGTAACAGGTCAGTCTACCTCAGCAAGCAATTCGTCTCTTGTGGCGGCTGGCGCTATTGAGATTCAGGGTGGGGTGGGGTTAGTGGCTACCCCTGTCCGCGTGAGGTTTGGTGATGGCTCCACGGTGGTGTCCGTATCGACTGCGGCATCAACGGGCCGTGAGATGTGGGAGCCTATTACCGTTGGCCCGCAAGATTGGGTACAATTGAACAAATCATCCACGACGTGGACAAACGTAGCATAGAGGATTAGCCCATGGCTGATAGCAACACCACCAACTACAACCTGACCAAACCAGAGGTCGGGGCATCCGAGGACACATGGGGCACTAAGCTCAATTCCAACTTGGATACCTTGGACGCGGAGCTGAAATCAGTCGAAGATAAGGCCGACATCAATCCGCTAACCACGGCCACTGCCGAAGGTACGGACTTGGTTTCCTTTTACGACGTGTCAGCCGGGGCAGTTCGCAAGGGCACTATTTCAAGCGTGGCACTACAAGGGCCAACTGGTGCGGATGGCGCTGATGGCGCTACTGGTCCAACTGGTCCGGCAGGCTCAACTGGTCCAACTGGGCCGCAGGGCGTCGCTGGACCAACAGGCTCGACTGGACCAACGGGACCCACTGGACCCACTGGACCCACTGGCCCGGCGGGCCCTACAAATACCGGGCTTAACCAAGTTGGGACGTACTTTGGTGGTCATGTTGGTGGCAATAACAACTATGCAAGTAACTATTCGGCTAGCACCTTTAATCCCGGATCAACATTTGGCGGCGGTCAACTTAAAAGAATAACGAACGGTAGTGGGATGGCTGGCACGACCATTGCGAACAACCCCAGCATAAGTAGCGCGGGGCTGTCTGGTACTTGGCGAGCGATGAATTTTGGATCGTATGTTTACTACACCGGAAGTCAGGTTCGAGGCGCTACTGTTATGTTTGTGAGGGTTTCATAATGAATACGCTTGAATACATTGTTAATGGGTCCGCTTTTTGTTGTAACTACGCTGACAGATCAGCAATTGAGTGCGTATTGAAGGTCCGGGAAATTGATGAGGAATTGCCGTACACTGCTATTGAGGGAGACCCGGACGCCCTTTGCGCGTATGTTTACTCTCGCTTAATTGCTGGCGATGCCGGTCCTATTTCTGATTTCTCGCCGGAGCTATCTTCAACCGAATCTGATGACCCGGAAAGGCTTGATGTAATAGGCCAAATCCAACTGGTCGAAGCAGGCTTCTCTGATGCTGGCCAAACTTTGCACGAACTACTAAGCAAGATAAATTCAATTTCTCAAGGCTCAGACGGTCAGGATGACTGAGTTTTCAAATTTCATCATGGTGAAGGAGCAGGCGGCTGACGAAGAAACCTGCTCGACACTAATCAAGGCTTGCGAGGATGACCTAACGCGCAAGGCTGATTTTGGTAAGTCAATTTACGATGGCGGGCTCCAGTTTGAAAATGGCAGGTTTGGTCGGCACGACCATCAGCTATTTATGCCAAGAGAAGGTGACGCCGGCTACAAAGACTTGATGGATGTTGTTGCGAAGGGTCTGGCTGAGTATGCAAGCGAGATCGCCTCTGTTGACGTTATGTCACCTGTCTCTTATACACATCTCCGAGCCCACGAGACGGACTCCTATCTCGTATGC